TTACTACTAGAAAAATAAAAGATGTAACAGAAAGAGATGAATTTGAGTTATCAAAAAATAAACAGAATGAACTGCTTGGTAAGTTAAGAAAAATGGGTGTATATATTGCAAGTAATAAGTCAATACTTCTTTCTACATTACATACTAAAGAGAAAGTAAACTTTATAAAACAATGTCTGGAATCTCTATAATTATACCTTGTTATCATAAAGAATTAAGACACTATTCTTTAACTGTTAGGTGTTTAGAACATTTAAGGAAACATACTAAAGTTCCATTTGAACTTATACTTATTGAAAATATAAACAAGTGGGTAGCTAATGAAGGCAATAGTTACCTGTGGTTTAAAGAACCAAAGACCTTTGCTGAGAACGCAAATATAGGTTTAAAGTTAGCTAAGACAGAATATATCTGTATGTTAAACAATGATGTATTTGTTCCAGAAGGTTGGTTAGAAGGACTAATGAAATGTTTTGATGACCCTCTTTGTGGAGTTGCTACTATAGACAGCACACAATATGGAAGAGCTACTGAAGATAAGATAATTGAATGGTTCTTTGGTGCTATCTGGGTAATGAAAAGAAAAGTATTTAATAGTGTTGGTTTCTTTGATGAGTCTTTTACTCACGCTTTTGATGATGCTGATTATTGGGTTAGAGTTTACGAAGCTGGATATAAAATATTAATGAATAGAAACATACAAGTAGAACACAAAGATGGTTCAACAATACATAAGTTTGAAGGACATACAGAAAGATATATTGCTATGAGAAAGAAGTTTAATGAAAAACACAAAGATTGTAATTTACAGATATTTAAGAATTTAAGATAAGGAGAGATAAATGGGAAGAGGATTTGATACAATGCAGGGAAATGTTGGTGCCAATGTTCAAGATACAAGCACAGCCTTTGCTACAGAGATTGGTAAGTATATAAATAAGAGATACCAACAGGTATTGCGTAAGATAAACTGGGACTATATCAACGAGGATTATACTGTAACTTTGGTTGGTGGAACACAGGATTATACTCTCCCTTCAGACTTTAAGTCAGAGCTATATGCTAATATCTCAGATAATGATGGACAGTTAAGTAGAATAGAATTACAAGACTTAGTAAGAGAATACCCTGGAGACATGACTACTCAGAGTGATGTAGAGAGATACAGTGTTTATAATAGTGATGATGGAGAGAAGTATATTCGTTTCCATTATGTTCCAACTAAGGCACAGACAGTTCAGTTACCATATATTGTCAAGCCTACTGCGTTGAGTGGTACTACAGAGAATATATTAGACATAGAAGATTTGTTAGAGTTAGGTGCTACTGCTGATGCTTGGAGATATAAGAGACAGTTTGGTAAGGCACAAGCTATGGATATTCTATTTGAGAAAGAGTTATCTGAGCATATATTTGCACAGGAAAATCAAGAGAATATGGTTCACAAGTTCACTCCTAAAGTAGTAAGTAGAGACACAATTTATTGAGGTATAAATGGGAATATATGATGTAAGGACAGTTTCAAAATTAGGTGGAACAGACGATAAACCTCTTTTTGCTATAAAAAAAAGTATGGAGGGTGGTGTAAACACTCGTTCAGAGGCTGGTAATCTACAAGAAAATCAAGGTGCTACTTTAGATAATGTAGACATTGGAGTTCCAGGACAGATTACTAAGTCATTAGGTAGTGTTCTGATAGCCAATGACAAGGGTGCAAACTCTATAGTTGCTCTACACAACTATGTAAGGCAAGCCTATGCTGACAACCTTGTTATGTTAGAGAATACAACACTTTGGGCTAACGAAGCGGAGGCTGCTACTTGGACTTCAGTTAAGGCAGATTTTACTGCTGATGAAGATGTGGGAATAGTTCAGGTTAAAGAGAGTGGGTTAGTTCCTGATGATGTCTTAATGGTTAATGTTGGAGAAGCCAATTGGTTTAGAATACATAAAGCAAGTGGTGGTGCTTGGGCAGAGGATGACTTAGGGTCTACTGCTGGCACAGGCACAGACAGTCCACCAGCCTCTACAGTAGGTGCGTGGTATGGTAATAGATTTTGGATATTAAAGAATGACCAATTTTTCTTTAGTGCTGCTTACTCAGCAGATTATGGTGGTGCATTTGATACTGTTTCAGATGTATATAGAATACCAGTTGGAGTAGAGAGAGGCATAGTCTCTACAAGAGATACTGGTATGGTTATTATGGGCAGAGATGCTATATGGGGTCTAGCACCTTCAGCAACACCAGTAGCTACAGATAAACCAGAACCTCTTGTTACTAACCACGGAGTAGTGTCTAAGAAGGGTTTTGTAAATGCTGGTGATGATATATATTACTTCGCACAAGATGGTTTCAGGGCATTAAAAAGAACACTACAAGATAAACTACAAGCTGGTGTTTCTTATCCATTAAGTTATGGTTTGAAAGATGAGTTTGAATTAATAAGCTGGGCGTATATAAGTCGCCTTTGCATGAAGTATTTTGACAATAAGATTTTTATAGGTGTTCCAACTGGTGCAGCAACATTTGATACTTGGATTTATTTTCCAGCCTTTGGAACATTTACTATAAAGAAAGGTTGGTCTCCACGCTGTTGGGCTACTTACAAGGTTAGTGGTGAGGAAAGACTTTACTATGGGAAACATGGTGATGGTGTTGTTTATAGAGCTTGGAATGGTTATACAGACGAGGGAACAACTACAATTAATGGAACAGCTCAAACAATGGTTACAGAGTATAAGTCAGAGAACTTTGGACAACCGTTAATTTATAAGAACGGTGGAGAAGTAGAGGTAGAAGCTAATACTATTGGTGGAACAGATACTATAACAGTGGAAGCAAAAATAGAGGGTGGAAACTATACTACATTGGGAACGCTAGCTCTACAGAGTTCAGGAGCTCCCACACTACCAGTTGATTTACCATTTACCCTCACTGATAATTATAAGGTTAGAGGTAAATATCACTTAGAACCACTTGGTAGATTTAGAGAAATACAAGTAAAGTTGACACACTCAGCTAAGAACACAGAGGCAATAAAGATATATTCTATGAGTATTGTAACCTTTCAGGAGGAATATCAGAATGAATAATTTAGAAATGGCGTTTAAGAAAAGATATAACAGAGATACATCTATTGTGAGAACAGAGAACATCAAAGACACTACAACTTTGATAATCAAGTCAAAGAGAGGAACTGATATTACTATACAGGAGTTTAGAAAAGAAGGATTAACTGATTATGTAATAGTCAAGTTTGCAGATAAGACACATAGGTTTAAAAGATATGTAGATGCTGAGATATTCGTAGCAGACCTAATAGGAGAAGAAGAATGGGGACTATAACTCGCGGGACAACGTACGGAAGTACTGAGACAATTACTAATGCAAAACTACATTTGTTAGTAGATGCTGCTACCGTTACAGGTATAGTCAACGCTGATGTTTCTGCTGGAGCTAATATAGACTCAAGTAAAATAAACTTAGCAAGTTCAGGTTATCTTACTACAGGGGCAAACTTTACGATAACAGGAGTTTATACTTATTCTACAGCACCAGTGTTGCCCGCTGATACAATAGATGCTATAACTGAAATTAAAAGCACACTTAAAAGTGGTGCTGATGTTACCTTAGTTACTGGAACAAAGGGAACAACTAACTATACTTCTAAATGGAACGCTGATGGTGATTTGGTAGATGGTTATGAAGTCTTAGATGAAGATGCTATGGGTTCAGATAGTGCCACTAAACTTGCTACACAACAGAGCATTAAGAAGTATGTGGATGATAATTCAGGTCTTTCTAATGTTGTAGCTAGTACACCTAGAGAATTAAGGGCATCAGCTGATACAGAAGAAAGTGTAGGTAGTCCCTGGACATGGGAGAAAGCAAAAGAGTTTACTATATCTAGAGCTGGAACATATCACACAAGTTATTATAATAAATCTGGTCATTCATCATCGGTTTATACAAGGATACGTAAAAACGGAGCAGTATATGGAACTGAACGAACACATACAGGTACTGTCTATGCTGAATATACACAAGACTTAGCTTTTGCTGTTGGTGATACTTGTGAGTTATGGGGAAAAGATAGTCCAGAAAACGTGTGTTATGTTAAAGATTTTAGATTATATACACAAAATGAATATGTATCAACTATATCTGATTAGATGAGATTGGAAATTTACTAGAAGGGAGAAATGATAGGTGCCTCAGACTTTACGTTAAAAAGACAGATGGTGAAAAAATTACCTAATGATATATTATTTAAGAAGTTAAGGAGTAAATAGATGTCAACGATAGAAAAAGGCTACACATTTGGAACTACAGAGTTAGTTACCAATGTAAAACTACACACACTAATAGATAGTGCCACACTCTCTGAAACCTCAGCAGACATAGCAACCAATGCTTCAATAGTAAGCACAGCAGGAGCTAAGATAGTCAACCTATATAGTTGCTCTGCTGGCTCTATCTCAACTATAACGGGTATGCTTACGAACATCCCATTTATGTTAATCAACAGAAGTAGTGGGGCTTCACTGGCTCTGATAGATGCATCACCATTTTTACTTAATGGTAATGTTACACCAAACTCTGTGGGAAGTAATATCACCTTAGTATGGGATGGAACAAACTATATAGAGTTAGGGAGAATAAACCCTTGATAAATATATTAACAGTTTTAGGCATAGTTTTTCTTGGCATGTTTGGCGGGC